GCTCGTGGCGGCCGCGGAAAAAGCCGCGGATGGGGACTTGGACGCTCTCACCAGGATTCTCGATCGCTTGATGGGCAAACCCGTACAGCAAACAATCACTGCATCCGGAACGCTGAAGGAGTTTCTCGACCAGATTGCCCACGAAGACGGCCCCGTTCCAGATCCGTTGGGGGACTGATGACAAAAACCGAAGTGGAATACCGGAGGTGGATGGAATGTCTGACCTAACACCACATCAGATCGCGGTGCTGAGAAGATTTACCACGGATCTGCCTTTCTTCGCGCGGCACTGTCTCAAAGTCACGGACAAAGAGGGGAACACGGTGCCGTTTATTTTCAATCGCGCGCAGCAAACCATCCACGAGCGAATTGAGCGTCAGCGTAGGGAGCTTGGGCGCGTGCGTGTAGTGATTTTGAAGGGCCGCCAGCTTGGGTCGAGCACGTATATCCAGGCCCGGCTTTTCTGGAAAGCGATGTTTAACCCGAATCTTTCGGCGTACGTGCTCGCCCACCAGGTCGAATCGACGATCAAGATTTTTGGTATGACCCAACGCTTCCGGCGGAACCTCCCGCAAGACCTTCAACTCCCGCTCGAAAAAGATACCGAGCGGAGTATGGCGATGAACAACGGGTCGAGCTACAGCGTTGGTACCGCGGGTTCAGCACAGATCGGCCGCGGACTCACGGTTAATCTTCTGCACTCGTCTGAAACAGCGTTTTACGAATCGGCGGAGGAGATATCGACAGGCTTGTTGCAGGCGGTGCCGGACGCAAAAGGCTCGGAGATGATTTTCGAATCTACGGCTAACGGCCCTGGGAACTTTTTCTACGACCTCTGCATGGGGGCGATCGCGGAAAAGAATGGGTTCCAGTTAATTTTTGCGCCGTTTTATTGGGACGATCAGTATTCCGATCCGACGAATCTCCAAGAGCGGGACCTAGACGACACCGAGCAAAAGTATTTTGAGGCGCACAAGGACGACGGCCTCACCCTTGGGCATCTTGCTTGGCGGCGTAGAAAGATTGCGTCACTCGGCGACAAGGTTTACAAATTCCAACAGGAATATCCGTTCAACCCACACGAAAGTTTTGTCCGGGCCGAAGGCCGCTTTTTCTCGATGTACCAGGTTTACGCGGCGCGTGAGAGAAAAACGCAGGAGAACCCAACCTCTCCTCTCGTGATCGGCGTGGACCAGGGTCGGACCGGGGACGACACAGTAATTTGTCGCCGCGTGGGATCCGTGATCCGCTCGTTCGAGCGTATCCCCGCGGACGATGGGAGCGAAAGGGATATGAGACTCGCGGGTCGGATCGCGCAGATCATCGAACGAGAAAAACCGGATCTAGTTTGTATCGATTGCACGTCAGAACACGGGGCGTATGACCGTTTGACCGAGTTGGGGTATTCAAAACGCTTGGTGAAAGCGGTGCATTTTGGGGAGAAAGCCCTCGACACCACGCGCCACAGAAACAAACGTGTCGAGATGTATTTTTCTTTGCGCGAATGGTTCGAGGACGAGAAGGCGCGCATACCAAATGACCAACGGTTTCTGACGGAGCTTGGCGCGATACCGGTGGAGAAAGAGTCCAGCAATAACGTGGCGTATCTGGCCTCAAAAGACGACATCAAAAAAGACTTGGGCTTTTCGCCGGATATGCTTGATAGCGCAATTTTGACGTTCGCGTATCCAGTGCGTCGGAGAGCGAAACCCGGCGATCGAGGGTTCGACCAACGCGCAGACGGAGTGGCGCAAAAATATAAAACGCTTTTCAAATCAAACCTCAAGAGCTTTGCAAAAAAATGAGCGGAGATTTTTTGCAGGGCGACGGTTTTGTTCTTGTCCCCTCTGACGACCGCGAGTATCTCTCGCATCTCATGCGGACCCATCCGCTGAACCTCATGAACGACCGCGGGATCGCGCGGTATGTGAAGTTCGTACGGCACCTCTGGATCGGGGAAGCGAAAGGTTTTGTGATCGGGGGCGTGCTGTACTTGTGTTTTATCCCCGGCATCGGCTGGACCTTCGACGCCTACAGCGAACGCGAAAAGCTAAAAGAGCTTGACAACAAAGGGCGGTGGGCGTATAAGGCGGGTGTTCTTGTAGTGGATTGGTTCGGTCGGAATGTAGGTGAAACACTGAACGCATTCGTGGACGAAGAAAACCGCGGGACGATCATGATGGCAAAGAAACTCGGATTCGTGAAGCAGGAAAATAAAAACGGCATGGTAATTTTGCGAAAGGAGTTTCGGTCATGAGCGGAATGTTCGACTGGATGTTTGGAAACGACAAGAAAGAGTCAGCCCCTGCACCGGCTCCCGCGCCCGAAGTCAAAGACGTCGGGAATGTAGCCGACGTCGGGTCAGTGGAAAGCCAGGCCGCCTCCCGGCGGCTCGCGCGCATGAGCAAATATTTTACGAGCCCGACCGGCGTTATGGATTCGACGACCGGGTCTTCAGGTGTATTTTAAAATGGGCGTCGATGTCTCGCTCATCAAAAAAGAATTTTCCGCCGTAAAAGCACGCCGCTCACCTTGGGAAAACGTCTGGGAGTTAATCGCCCGATATATTTTTCAACGCAAGCAAGGTTTCACTACGATTTCTGCCCCCGGCGATTTTTATACCCACGAAGACGTCTTAGACAACACCGCAGGCCAAGCGCATCAGACGATGGTTTCGAGTCTTGACGGCGCGCTTTGGAAAAACGGCGGACGCACGTTCCGCGTGAAGCGGCCGAGACAAGCGCGGGATACCGAAGAAATCCGTAAGTTTTATGCGGAAGTGAATGCTCGCGCGCAAGGCGCGATGGAGCACGAGAACGCCGGGTGGGGGACCGCACGGCAGGAAGCCCTTTCTGAAGGCACATCTTTTGGTACGGACGCGATCGGAGTTTTCAAAGCCCGCCCTGGGCAAAAGCACAAAGTCGAATATCGTGCGATGCCCCTCAAAAATCTCTACGTCGTGGAAGATGCTCGTGGCAGAGTCATCAAGGAGTTCTACGAGTATGAGTACGACGCGTTTCAGCTTGTGGACGAGTATGGCGAGGTCGCCAAAACGGGCAAAGTAAAGGCCGCGCTCGACAAGAACAATCGCGATACCAAGTTTAAAACTCTCTGGCTTGTCCGTCCGAACGAGTCCAAAGAAAAAATAAAACAGAGTTATGAGTCCATCCACATTTTGTGCGAGGACGATTTAGTTTTGCGTCACAGTGGATTCTCCGGAAACAGCATCATTGTTTCGCGCTTTTACAAAAACGAGGGGGAAGAATACGGGCGTTCGCCGGGCTACAACGCCCTCTCCCCAACGATCGAATTAAACGGCGTTGTGGAGATCATTACGCAAGCCGGCGAGCTAACCGCTCTGCCGTCGTGGTACGTTTTGGACGACGGCACGTTCGGAAATGGAACGATTGACCGGTCACCAGGCGGCGTCATCCCGATCGATGTGACCTCCTCCCGGATCACGGGGATGGCGCCGATCGGTCAGATCGGAACCGTGGGTTCTACCATGCCTCTCCTGAAACTCATGGAGATGCTCGTGCAGGAAATCAAGATGCACTTCCTGAACGACAAGCTCACGGACTTGAATAATACGACCCGCATGACGCTCGGCGAAGCGCAGATCAGAAACGAACTTCGCGCGGATAACACCGGCGCGATCTTCTCCAGACAGCTCGACGAAAAGTTTACCCCGGTCATCCGGCGCACACTCGCGATCCTCGAGGAAGAAGGCGATCTCGGAGTGGAACCAGGGTCTGAGCAGTTTGCGCAGCTCACCGCCGCGGGCATTGAACCGCTCGTGATTCCGGATGAACTTTTGGAGCTGAGAGATCAAGGCATTGAGATCTACCCGATCGAGTATATTTCTCCCGCTGCGCGCATCCTCCGGTCGGAAGAAATCCGCGGTCTGATATCGACATGGCAGTTTGCCGCGACGTTTTCCGCCGCGGCCCCGGAGCTCATGCTCTGGATCAACAAGCGTAAGACGATGCCGCAAGTGGCAGAGCTTTACGGTGCCCCGGAGTGCACTTTGGTCTCCGAGGAGGAGTTCGAGAAGAACTTCGCGGAGTACAAGCAATCAATGGCGCAACAGCAGCAGATTCAAGCAGCAGCGATCGCGGCGGAGATCGCCAAAAACCAAGCATCCGCTAACCAACAAAACGCGCAGGCTACCGCCACACAGAGCGGCATGAATGGCCTGATCAACGGTGGGGGCGCAGGCCCGGGAGATATGCTGACATGAGCGAACAAAAAAGTCCGGAAGAACTGGCAAGTGATGTGAAACGAAAAGAAACCGCACGCGCGAAAGCGAGACAGATCATCGAGGAAGCGCGTATCGCGGTCAACGCCGCGGGGGAGAGCCAGAACGTCGAGATCGTGTTGCGCTATCTGATGCACATTTCGGGGTTCCACCAGAAGCCCGTTGTGGTTGGGGCAGATGGGGAGATCGCGGTCAATTCCACGCTTTTCAACTCAGGGCGCGAAGCCCTGTATCACGACATACGGGCCTTGATGTCCGTTGAAACCAAAAACATCATCGAGAGGAGTGAAGCATGAAAAAATTCTGGCAATTTTTAGTATCTTGTCTTACGAATGAGCGCGGTGGAGTTCCTGTCGGTGGTGATGGGGGCGCAGGAGCGGGCGGCGCGGGTGGAGGCGCGAACGGTGGTTCGGGGGCTTCTGCTGCGGCGGCGATTACAGCCGAGTCTCTTAGCGCGCTTCAAGGAGATTCTTTTCGCGGAGTTCTTCCGAAAGAGATTGCTGAAAAACCGTACATGAAAGACGTGAACACGTTCGGTGATTTCGTCAAGAAGTTCGACGGCGCACAGACACTTCTTGGTCAGCGTACAACCCCGGATGATAAAGCAACGCCCGAACAGTGGAAAGAATTTCACTCGAAGGTCACACCCAAGACTCCGGACGAT